TAAAGGAAAAATTAAATGGCTAGTACCTATTCAAGTAGTTTAAAATTAGAGTTAATGGAAACAGGGGCAAATGCCAATACCTGGGGAAATAACACTAATACCAATTTACAAACAGTCGATGCTTTTACAGCAGGATTTTTATCAAAAGATGTGGGTGGTTCGGCTAATGTCACTCTAACAACAAACAATGCTGATCCCACTGCGGAAGCTTCTAATAAAGTTTTAGATTTAAATGGAACACTAACTGCAAACATTCATGTTTTTATCCCTGCCGTAGAAAACAACTATGTTGTCTATAATAATACATCAGGATCTTTTTCCGTTACTGTTGCAGCGACAGGGCATGCTGCTAATGGTGTAGCAGTTACTCAAGGTTCTTACTCTTATTTATATTGTGATGGTGCATCGAATTATAATGTCAAAAACATTTTCTCTGATCTAGCATTAGAGGATGTTACCCTATCAGGCAACTTAACTGTTACAGGAACAACCACTTTAACAGACAATGTAACTGCTTCTGCTAACGTAACCGTGACAGGAACAATGACCGCAGGCACTGTGGTAGAAACCTCAAGTATTGCTTATAAAGAAAATATTCGTAGCCTTGATGCTACAACAGACGCTATTCTATCGATGGATCCTGTTATTTATGATAGGAAAGATGGTAGTCAAAAAAATGAAGTAGGCTTAATAGCTGAGGAAGTCTACAAAATTGCACCTGAATTGGTGCATCTAAAAGATGGAAATCCTGAAGGTATTAAATATACTAAACTCGCAGTGTATCTTTTACATGCGATTAAGGATTTGAAAAAAGACTTAGATATGTTAAAAAAGAGGTAGGTAAAACACATGGCAAATTTAACATCGACAACAATTACAGGAACACTTGATACAACTAGCACCATCACAGGTCCTGGTTCAGGAGTTTCTGCCCTTAACGCTTCTAATGTTTCTTCGGGAACACTTTCTACTGACAGATTACCCACTGTACCAACAACTAAAGGTGGTACAGGCTTAACTTCTATTGGTTCCGCTGGACAAGTTTTAACAGTTTCTGCTCCCGGATCAGCACTTGAATTTGCTGATGCAGGTGGTGGTGGTGTAGGTAATGTCACTACTCAATCTTTTACAAACCCAGGTACTTTCACTGCTAATGCAGGCACTCAATTTGTTTCTGTTGAATTAGTAGGTGGTGGTGGAGGTGGCGGTGGCGGCACTTACCGAAATTATCAAAGAGGTAATCCTGGTGGCACAGGAGGTGCTTCTAACTGGGGCTCTTTAATAACTGCTAATGGTGGCACAGGAGGTGCTGGTCCTGGCGGTGGTGGTGGTTCTAAGGGAGCTGGTTCTGGTAATAGACCTTTTATTCTTACTATAGGGGATAATGGAAATTCAGGAGGAAAAAATCCTACTAACAATACATTTCCAGGAAGTGGTGGTAATGCAGCAGGAGGTGGCTATCCTGGTGTAGGTAAAGGAGGAAATGGTGGAAATTCAAATTCTGGCGGAAATACTGTCTTTGGTGGTGGAGGTGGAGGCGGAGCTGGTGCTGTCTTTGCAGTAGTTGGAGGACCCGACTATTCTCCTAGTATAGCCTATCAAGCTGGAGCAGCAGGTAGTCCAGGTGGTGCTGTATCTAGAACCAATGCTGGTCAAGCAGGTCAAGCAGGTAGAGTTAGAGTAACGGAGTATATTTCTTAATGGCTAAGTTTATTTTAATAGATGAGGACAACAGAGTTAAGTATGTAGAAGACACAAGACCTAACACTGCATCTGGTCCAGATTATATCGAAATAACAAATGATTCTGTTCAAGAGGGTTGGTATTATAATTCAAGTGATTCTTCAGTAGTTCAAACCAAACCTTTGACTATAGAAGAAGTGAGAGAAATGAGAAATCAACTACTTATTGATTCTGATTGGATGGTTTTGGAAGATAGTCCATATAGAGAAGCTGGACAAGAATCAAATCTAATAGCTATAGAAACATATAGGCAAGCTTTGAGAGATCATCCTAATCCTTCATTTTCCTATAACTTAGATAATTTAAATTTCCCTGAATTGACATTATCCTAATAATTTATATTCTATCTTAACAAACTAATGTTAGTAGTAAGAATAGAAGATTTTATATCAAACGAAGAATCCTTAATTCTTTCAAATTGGATATTAAACAATAAAGATCAAGATTTTTTTCAAGACGCTAATATGGGTGGCAATAGAAAAACCACCAGATATACTGAAAGTGATAAATTTACCTTTCCGTCAGAAGCATTAAAAATAAGAGAAAAAATAGTAGATGCATTTGCTCTAACAGAAAATGAAAAAAGAAATTTAATTCCTCCTTTTAAACAAGGAATTGTAGCAAGTTACGCTGAAATTGAAGATACTTGTTATGAACATTTAGATCCTGTTTGGTTTAATGGATTAGATACTCTTCACTGTAACATCATTACACAGGCTCCCGATCAAGGAGGAGAGGTCCTTGTAGAGGGAGAAAAATTTGTTATGAAAGAGAAAGAATTGTTTTGTTATCGAGTATCAAAAAATAAACATGAGGTTTTAAAAGTAGACAGTGAAAAACCAAGACTAATGTGGATATTTGGTTTTTGTATTGTTCAAGAACAGTGGGACAATATTGTAGCTAATTTTACAAAATGATCGTTCAAAATAATTTTACAGTTTCAGAAAACTTTCTACCTCATCATGTTTGTGATGATATTATTAAATTAGCAAAAAAGAAAAATTTAATTGAAGGAGTAGTTGGAAATGGGTTAGATAAAAAGATTCGAGACTCTAGAATAGTTTGGTTGGATGACGTTTGGATATATGATTGGATTACTCCTTTTGTTAAAGAAATAAACATAAATTTAAATTGGAATTTTAATTTACTCTATCCTGAACAAATACAATTCACTACTTATAAACAAAATCAATTTTATGGTTGGCATCAAGACACAATTCCTAGATCAGATGGAGAGCAAAGAAAAATATCTGTTGTGATTCCTTTATCTAGTAGTGAAGACTATGAAGGAGGCGATTTAGAGTTTTTTGACTCCATGATTCAACCAGAGTCAAAACAAGAAAAAATTATTAAAGATGAAAAACTTAGAGGAAAAGGAAATGCTGTTATATTTCCTAGCTATGTTTATCACCGTGTTAGTAAAGTAATGAAAGGAGAAAGACTATCAATTGTAATTTGGTATGTCGGAGAAAAATGGAAATAGAAAAAAGTAAATTTGATATTGATAATTATGTTATTGTAAAAGAGGCGATATCTACAGAACTAGCTGATTTTGTAAAAGAATATTTTTTGATGAAGAGAAAAGTTGTTGAACAAATGAAATATACAAGAGTTATCTCTCCTTATATTAATTACCTTGGTACTTGGGAAGATCCTCAAATGCCAAATACCTATAGCCATTATGCTGACTTTGCTATGGAGACTTTACTTTGCAAAGTAAAACCTTTGATGGAACAAGAGACAGGAAGAAAACTATATGAAAATTATTCTTACGCTAGAATTTATAAATATGGAGATACACTTTTTAGACATAAAGATAGATTTTCTTGTGAGATATCTACAACCTTAAATCTTGGAGGAGATCCTTGGCCTATTTATTTAGATCCAACAGGAGGAACAGGAAATCAAGGTATTGAAGTAAATTTGAGACCAGGCGATATGCTAGTTTACAAAGGTGCATTATGCGAGCATTGGAGATATGCCTTTACAGGAAATCAATGTGTTCAAGTTTTTCTTCATTATAATGATGTAAATACTGAAAATGCGGAACAAAATAAATATGACAATAGACCTTTTTTAGGATTACCAGCGTGTTTAGCAAAAGATTAATAGAATTTAGTTCAGATGTGTCTGACTGGTTAGAACACCCAGTCCCGGCAAAAAAGGTCGTACCCGCTTGGTATAAGGAGATGAAGAATTATACAGATAAAATAAATCTTCTAAATCCAACAATAAAAAAATGTGTTCCTGTATTGGATAGTTTAACTTCTGGTTATATGATTTTAAATCCAATTGAAATAGTTTTTTGGCAAGAAGAAGATAGAATACTTTGGGAATATCCAGAATCTATTCGCAATGTTGTTTTGGAAAAAGGCTGTGGAATTGAATATCATGCAATGAAACAAATATCCAAAGCCTTTGTTAGGGAAAATGAATATCTACAACCATTTAAATATTTAAACCCTTGGACAATTAAAACACCTAAAAATTATAGTTGTTTATTCACAAATCCTTTTAACAGAGATGACGATGGTATTCGTTTAATAGATGGTATTGTTGATACAGATACTTATCCTAATACAATAAATTTTCCATTCTTTTTAAAGAAAATGAAAAAACATGAGTCTTTCATTCTTAAAAAGAATTATCCAGTAGCTTTAGTTTTTCCTTTTTTACGAGATGAATGGAAAATGAAGGTTAAAAAAAATAATATTTTTGACCGTGAAAAAAATAGTAAAGCTTTTTTTAAGACGTTTACTGTACTTAAAGATAATTACAAAAAAATATTTTGGAGCAAAAAGAATTATGATTAATAATTACATTTTAGAATGGGATCTTTCTAAGGAGTTCTTAAAACAAGAGAGTATGGAAGATAACAGAAGAAAATTATATGAAGCATTAATTCCTAGATTAACAGGAAGCTTTCAATTTACTATTAATGGGATAAATCGTCACGATAAAGAAACCTCATTGTTTTCTTTTAATAAAGAAACAGATTGGATGTTTAATCCAGATGAGACTACTTTTAACACTTTTTATGGATTTGATGTAGAAAAACTTGCTTTAGTTTTGATTTATAAGGATAAATCACAAGGGATAGAGATAAAAAATAATTATCTTTATTGCTTTCCTTATTGGATGACATATAAATTTATGTCAGAGGAAGATAGAAAACAACAGCTAATTAAAATGAATTTTATGACTGATAGTAGGGTTTGGAATAAAATAGAAATGGTATATTGGTAAATTTAATGAACACCTCTGTAATTGATAATTTTGTAAATGACGAAAGCTTTTCCCGTGAGTTTTATGATTACATTAAAAGAGGCGAGTTGAAAACTTCTTTTAATAACAAGGCTGCGGAAGGAGAGCCTGTAGATAGTTTTACCTCTAGCTTATCAGAATATGATTTTCATGTTCCTTTTATTTATGATCTTTACAAAAAAGTAAAGGAAATACATACACAGCATTTTCATCATACCAATTCAAAAATAGCGAAATGGCATTTAAATCTACATCCTACAGGATATGATGGTCATGCACATGCAGACTATGATGATTTAGACTTACCTACTTATCTTTATATGCCAACAATTAATTGGCATCCTAGATGGGGAGGAGAGTTTTTAATATATAATCATGAAGATGAATTAATAGAAGGCTATACTTATAGAACAGATCGAATGATTATTTTTAATGGAAGACTACCTCATAGAGGAAATGCAGCAAGAAGAGTAAGTACCCTTCTTAGAACAACAATTGCATTTCAATGCAAATCATTAGCACAGGAGACAAAATGATAAAACCCGAAGAACTCAAAGATAAGAATTTTAAAATATTTTTAGGAATGCCAATGTACGGTGGAATGCTCACCGAAAACACGATGCATGGATTATTACAACTACAACAATGGGCCATGGCTCGTGGTGTAGGATT